ACACCTCACCGTACAACTCCACTACCAGCCAAGAGACAACAGGCGCAGAGACAGCGACAATCTAGTCCCCACACTCAAAGCGCTTTGCGACGGCATCGTAGACGCAGGCGTCGTGCCCGACGATACACCTGACTATATGACCAAAGTGATGCCCACCATTCACCCCGCGGTGAAGGGTGAACCGGCACGCATGTGGCTAACCCTGGATGTTGCCTAATACAACAAATGTTGTGTAAAGTAACACCGTGTGAAGCAAACTAAACCACCCTGCCACGGTCACCCAGTCTTCACCAACCCCCAACCAATAGACCCCGCAACATTCGACGCAATCGAAATGTGCACCCACTGCCCAATCCGCAAGCAATGCGCACTCGACGCACTCACAGCCGGTGACACCCTCGACAAAGTGCACCGCTCACCAGCCACAGGGGTCATACAAGCCGGGGTGTGGTGCAACGGAGACCAAGACACTGCCAACCAACTCGCCACCATCGCCGGAGTCGCGGTACCACACACGGGTGCCCAAAAACGCTTCACACCACCCGAAACCTGCAAAGGCTGCGGCAAACCCATGCAAGCACGAATCAAAGGACAACCACTCGAAAACCAACCACTAACCCACGCCGCACACGGATACTGCCGAATCTGCGACGCACGCCGCCGCCGACAAAAAGACTGGCAATCCACCCAACCCAAAAACACCACCATCTTCACATGGAAAGAAAAACGACATGCACGCACTAGAAGCAATGGGCCTGGCCGTAGTCATCCTGCTGGCACTGGCCCTCGCAACCGCCCTAGCCATCATCGTGAACAAGCAGCGCCAGGACGCAAAGCGCAACAATCCTTGTTCTAACCGCCCCATCACAATCAAAGTAGAGGGCAACAAAGCCTACCGGCCACGCAAAGCCCACATTGACGATGCAGGCTGGGATGTACGCACCGCCGAAGATGTACACCTTGCACCCGGTGAACGTGCCCTAGTATCCACCGGCATCAAGTTGGGTATTCCCACAGGCTACTGCGCCCTAGCGCTCCCACGTTCCGGCACCGCCCACAAGCTAGGCGTAACCCTCAACAACGCGCCGGGACTAATCGACGCGGGCTACCAAGGCACCGTGTACGTCAATCTCATCAACCACGGGGACAAGGCCATCGTCCTGCACCAAGGCGACCGCGTAGCACAACTACTCATCCAACCCGTCACCCTCACCCGCATGATGCCCGTAGACACCCTCACCGGCACCACACAACGCGGCACAGGCGGACACGGATCCACCGGAACTAAGTAAAGGAAAAGACCATGAATCTAGCGACACCAAACCACGCCACACCCCAAGACACCATCGACCCCATTAACTGGAACACGATTAGCGACCAGGTAGACAAAGACGTATGGGATAGGCTCACCAGCAACTTCTGGCTGCCCGACAAGGTTCCCGTATCGAACGACATCCCCGCATGGAAACTCATGCCCGCTAATGAACAGTGGGCCACCATGCAGGTATTCACCGGCCTAACCATGCTCGACACTATGCAAGGCACTGTAGGCGCGCTAAGCATCATGCCGGACGCGGTTACGCCCCATGAGGAAGCCGTGTACACCAACATCGCTTTCATGGAGTCCGTGCACGCTAAGTCCTATTCCAATATCTTCATGACCTTGGCGGATACCCCAACTATCAACCAAGCGTTTAACTGGGGCCGACAGAATGAGCGACTACAGTACAAGGCGCACCGCGTGCTGAACTTCTACAAGCGCGGCAACGCCAACATGCGCAAAGCCGCATCCACGCTGCTGGAATCCTTTTTGTTCTACAGCGGCTTCTACCTCCCGCTACGCATGGCGGCACACTCTAAGCTCACCAACACCGCCGACATCATCCGCCTAATTATCCGTGATGAAGCCGTCCACGGCTACTACATCGGCTACAAATACCAGCAGGCAGTAAAGCAACTAACGGAAGAACAGCAGGCAGAACTACAAGGCGAAGTTGTAGACCTCCTGCTTGACCTCATGGATAACGAGGAACACTACACCCGCGAGCTGTACGACCCGCTGGGCTGGACAGAGGATGTGCTTGCCTTTTTGCGCTACAACGCCAACAAGGCACTCAACAATCTGGGATACGACGGTATTTATCCGCAAGACCTGTGCCAGTTTCACACCGCTGTTAGAACGTCCCTTGACCCAGGCGGAAATGAAAACTTTGATTTCTTCTCTGGTTCGGGTTCTTCCTATGTGATTGGCACGGCGGAGGACACTACCGATGATGATTGGGCGTGGTAGTCATGCCTGACATTTTTCAGTGGGTGTTGGAATTGCTCATCGTCTTGGGAGTTTCCGGGGCGATTATCGGCCTGATTATTTTGGCGATTCCATTTGTGGCCCCTTACGTGGAGTCCTATTGGGACTGGGCCGATGACCGACTTAAAGCACGGGAGGATGCGAAGAATGAGCGCAGTTAACCCACAGCACTACCAGGGGTTTAGCAACGGGGCGCAGCCCGTCGATATTGCGGAGCATCTGTCGTTCAACCTGGGCAATGCTCTGAAGTATTTGTCCCGTGCCGGGCGTAAAGGTGACGCGGTAGAAGACCTGTCTAAGGCCCGTTGGTATATCGACCGTGAGCTAGCACGATTGGAGAGCAATAATGCGTGATTTTATTAGCGGCGCTTGGCACCTGCTAGACGGTTGGGAGCGCGTTGCTTCTGGTCTTTTATTGGCAAGTGCACTGTTTAGCCTAGTCCCTCTAATCACTGAACCGGGATGGGTGCATGCACTGGATCTCGTAGAAGCTGTATTGGTATTTGTGTCGGTTACAGCGCTCATGGTTCTGGCGGAACTGTTTAAACGACAGCTCGCTAAAGACCTCATGTTCAGGCCTTTAACTCGCTTGGGGTCGGATGTGATGAAAGGAATTGCAGAATCCGAGAACCTTAGCGTGATGGTTCATATTGCGGGTGATTCGTACATGATTGAACCAGTGGGGGTGGGTAATGAGCATGAGTGATTTTGAGTCTGCCAAGTGGCGGCACCCGTCTGCAAAGTCCCGTATTGATGCGGAGATTGAGATGATGGAAGCCGGATACCAGCAGGAAGCCCCCGATGTGGACTATGAGCCGCCCGCTGTGAAGCGCAGTAAACGCGGCGGTAGGCGTAAGCCCCGTGGCTACGGCATGGTGTGGAGGTTCTGATGATGGAGTGTCCTACGCCGTGGAAGAAAGATTACCCTGCCCGGTTGCATGCGGAGAATGCGATGCGGAAAGAATGGAAGCAGGGGAGACGAAAGCATATGCCGATTCGCGTGTACCAATGCGGGTGCGGATTGTGGCATACAACTTCGAAGCCTTATAAGTGGTGGAAGCGATGAGTGAATTATTTATTAGCGAGACGTGGGATGGGCGGTGGATTGTCGCCCGGAAGCCGTGGGTTGAGCATGCGAATGATCCATCTGTTGTTGCGAACTTTAGAGATGAAGAGGATGCGCGTAGGTGGGCGGAGCAGCAACAAAAGTGGCTTAATAAGTTGCATGGCGTGACTATTTAAGCTAACATTTGTGGTGTGGCGCGGCGAGCTTTTGTATGGATCTCCTTGTTCATTCTCTCTCAACATTCCCCGCGTCACCATGAATGCGACATGATACAAACGCAAACACTGTCTATCTAATGAGAGGGTAGTTACCCTCGCATAACTCATTGGGTAGATAGCACCCCACGCTGGTGGGGTCGATAATGGCTGTAGCTCAACTGGAAGAGCAGTGGTCTCCAAAGCCACCGGTTGCAGGTTCGAGTCCTGCCAGCTGTGCAAAGTGCTTGTAGCTCAATTGGTAGAGCAACGGACTTTTAATCCGTGGGTTGCTGGTTCAATCCCGGCCAGGCGCACGCAGCTATCAACTGGGTTCCCGAATGGGAGTAAGCACCCTGTGGTACGGGTGCCGAGAATTTCCTTTGTTGGTAGCAGCACCGCCGCCCAACATGCCTAACCAGCATGATGGGTGTGCACATTCCCCTGTGGTGTAAAGGCAGCACCCCGATTTTTGGTGTCGGTAGTCGTGGTTCGAATCCATGCAAGGGAGCCGGGTGTTAAGCGCTTTTTCAAAATTTTTACGCAAAGGCCATAACCTCGCTACCCTGCTCGTTAGCGACCAAGGCACTGTGAGCCTGCACCCACCACACTTATGCTTTGGATAATTGCACTCGCATCCGCATCGCTCCCATTCATCCTCTGGCTACTACTCGATAGCCCAGACTATGAGGGGAGACACCGCGCAACGCGCCGCGATGATTACCCTCACCGGCATGGATGAAATCGTGATGAACCTAGCCACCCTCCGCGTTAACTACGGCCTAGACATGGACGGCAATTCTGTCACCTCCGTATCGTGGGAAGACCCAGAAACAGGTGCGATAGCAGACGGCATTATTCGCGCCGGTATCATCGCCCACCTGCAAGAATTAGAGATGGATTCATCGTTCGAGGGTTGGGATGAGTAAGTGTCCGACCCACTGTTTATGCTGTGGGCATGATTCATATTGACCCAGAACACCAAGCAGAAGTAGATCGTATTTGGCAGTCCATGCCGGAAGAATGGCGCAACCTACCAGATGATGAAACCACCGCATGCGGAATGCCACTTGGCCTAGTTCACCCGGACATCTACGACGAAAACAACAAACCACGCGAATGAACTCACACGTGTAGCAGCGTTAGAGCGTCAAGTTGAGCCAATCAAATTACACAGCAGTAACTCATGTCCACACGAGTTGCTACTGTGGCTGTCAGCAGTGGCAATCGCCGTTGCGTGAAACGACATCTCAAGAGGGAGAAGCACATGAAAATTAAGGTTCATGGTGTTGAACGGGGCCGCGTAAACGTCTACAGCGGCGAATCACTGAACTGGGAAGCCTCCAGCGGCTTTCTCTACATCTTCGACGGTGAGAAAGAGATTGGACTCCACAATCAGGGCATGTGGGCAAGCGTCGAGTTCGATGACGAATCCGACAATGGAAACGGCGGGGTTGGAATCCTGTAACGCCTGCTAGACAATGCCCCGTGGCCTGTAGGTTGCGGGGCATGACTCAAATTGAGATTTCTAAACTCAAGTTCTATCCCGGTAATGCGCGCCGGGGTGATATTGACCTGATCGCCGATTCACTAAGCAAACTGGGGCAGTACAAGCCCATCGTGGCGAATGCGGACGGCACTATTCTCGCTGGCAACCATACAGTTATGGCGGCGCAGCGCCTAGGGTGGGAGACTATCGACGTTCACCGTGTGGATGTGGACGATGACACCGCCAAAAGAATTGTCCTAGTCGATAACAAGGCTAATGACCAGTCCACCTACGATGTAGAAGAACTAGTTAACCTACTCACTGAACTACCCAACCTAGACGCAACGGGCTTTACCCGCGATGAAGTAGATGACCTACTCGAAACACTAGACGCACTAGACGATGAGGACATCCCAGAACCTCCCAAAGACCCACAACCAGAGGGGCACAACCTACTCGTGGAGTGCGATAACGCGGAAGAACAGCAGCGCATAAAGTCCCGCCTACTAGCGGAGGGAGTCACTGTAAGTGAGGTCTAAGATGCGTGGCTTTGGCCGTAAATCGTCCTATCAGTGCCCATGCTGTGACTGGAACAAAGAGTCTGGCAGGCGTGACGCTGAGAAGCGGGAGATTTGGCTAGATGTTCTGCGCGGTGACGGTATAGACATGAGGGACAACGCCCCGCCACTCATAGCGTAAAGGGT